GGAACCTATCGTAGTATGGAAGTGCATTAACATCATCTTTATATTTGGGACTGTACATGAAAAAGTTCATTTTGCCGAACTCAGGTCTACGAAAGGTAAGTTGTCCTTCACGCACCAATTGCCTTGGTGGGACAGTACCAAGTTCTCTAACCTGTTGACGAAACCAACGGACGCTAAGATCTCGCCCACCAGCCTTCTCAATTACACTGTTTATTATATCTGCCATACATGTATTTATACAGATTAGCCCAGATGGTCTTCAGTCAGTATCTTAAATTCCATCTGTCTATCGTTGCACCATTCTATTGCTGCTTCCCACTTTGCTTTGTTCACACCCCATGTACGGACTTCTTGGACAAATCTTGGTGTTTTTCGTTTTGGTTGTTTGGGAGGGCCACATTGTGCTTTGGGTTTAACCTCTATCAACATCTTTTTGATAGAACCGTCTTGTTGTCGAACTTTGATATAAAAATCGGGGAAATAACGATGCCTCCTACCGTCCAATGGAGACACATATGGTATAATGATTTCTTCACTGCCCCATTCTAGGATAGCGTCATTTCTGTCACAGTAAACCATAAACTTACGTTCCCACATACTACGATAAATAATGTTATCTGGATTGCCTTTGTATTTTTGTGGTTTTGATGGAATATATCTGCCTCTGTATGCCATGTCTATATAAATACTTTCACAATGTATAGGACTATTTAGATGGCCAACGTATCAAGATTAAGAGACAATAAAGGATCAGGAGTTCTGCAATATCCATCGGATTTAGCAGATGTTTCTTCTGGTTATTATGTGGTCTTTCAAATAAACATACAACAAAAATCAAAAGTGGACTTCCCAGGCACAGCTTATTCTACAACTCCAGCTGGAAGAAGTGCAGAGTTTAGTACGATAGGTGTTCCAAGACCACCCACCAAAAAACTTGGATACACAATTGCTCTTTACATGCCTGCTACACTAGAAGTTTCACACAAAGCAAATTACGGTGAAGCAGAAATTGGTTTTGCTGTTGCTGCAGCACTTGGTTCTGCGAAGGCATTAGGCACAAGTGGGTTTGATGCAATGGGAATACTCAATGCTGCTGGTGATGGTTTGGAAGGTCTTGCAAAAGGAGCACTGGATAGTACCATTGCGCCGGGCACGGCCGCTGCGGTTGATATCATGTCTGGTACTATTAAAAACAACAGAACCGAAATGAAGTTTGAAGGTATTGACAGACGTTCATTTTCCTATACCTTTAAAATGTTACCAAAGACACAGGCAGAAGCAAATACTATTGAAGAAATTATTACAATGTTTAGATATCATTCTATGCCAGAATTTGAAAAATCAGGTGGTGTTGGTGTAGAAGGCAGAACAATGATAGTTCCTTCAACATTTAATATTTCTTATAGTCCAGACATTCATTTGCATAAGATTGGTGAATGTGCATTAGAATCTGTGAACGTAAAATTTGGTGGAGATCGTCCACAGTTTTTTAAAGATCATCATCCAGTAGAAACCGAGCTCACGTTACAATTTAAAGAACTTGATCTTATCACTAAAGAAAAAGTTAGAGAAGGATATTAATTATGTCATATTTTAATAACTTTCCAAAAGTTGCATTTGATGTGCATGGTGAAGGTGACTTAGTTCTTTTAACAGATATTACTAAACGAGTAAGATTTAGTGACTTAGCAAAACGAAACAATATTGTTTTTGATTTTTATGACGTTAAAGATGGCGAAACACCAGAGTATATTGCAAGTGAGTTTTATGGTGACCCTTTGTTGCATTGGGTGATTTTGTTAGCAAATGATATCCATGATAGATATGAAGATTGGCCTATGTCGGTTGCTCAATTTGAATCTTATGTGTACACGAAATACTCAGATGTAAATGAAGTTCATCACTATGAGTTTAACCAGACTTCTGGTGATACAACACAGACAATTGAAATTCCAAATGATTCTGCAAACACAATTCCAGTTGGTGCTGTTACAATAACAAACTATGAATATGAAGAATTGTTGCAAGAACAAAAAAGAAAAATTAGATTAATCAAACCAGAGTATATTGGCCAAATTAAAAATGAACTGAGATCTAGATTGCGTGGTAATTAACAATGGCTGAACTTCAATACGCCGGCGAATATATTATTGATGAATGTAAGTTGTGTACAGTTAGTGGATTAGAGTTAAACCTAATTGACCTTGTTGCATCAATTGATATTTACGAGGACATTTTTCAAAATTCAATTTCTGGTGATATATCATTTGTTGATACAAATGATATTTTAGGTAATGCTCGTATTTGTGGTCAAGAGAAACTTAAATTAAAACTCTCAACACCTAATTCTGATGATACTAATGACAGAAATAGAATTATTAACTTCAGCGATCAACCCCTTTATATTTACAAAATTAATAGTAGTGTTGGTATCAACGATAATACTCAGGCTTTTAGTCTGTCCTTTACCACAGCTGAACTTGTAAGAAACAATTCTATTAGAGCTGTTAAGTCTTATAAGGGCGAACCAGCAAAAGATATTATTCTAAAAATATTGCGTGATGAAGAACTCATAAATTCCAAAAAAGAATTCTATTACGAAGAAACCACCAATAACTTTAAATTTGTTGCTCCAAACATTAGACCTTTTCAATTCATCAATGCAGTAGCTAGACGATGCACATCTAAAGAATATGAATACGCCCCCACATTTCTATTCTATGAAACCATCAAGGGATATTTTTTTAGAACGATTGACAGTATGATGGATCGAAAGAATCCAAGACTTATCTATAGAGAGCTCACTCCAAACGAAGATCTTGTAAGAAACAGGCCAGACTTGTTGTTGCAAAACATTTTAGAGTACGATGTTGTTTCTACAACAAACACTCTTGCAAGCAGAAGAGCTGGCATGTATAGTTCAAAACTATTCTTGCTGGATGTATTCAATAAAGATTATAAAGAATTTGAATATGACTATTTAAAAGATTTTGAAAAAGATATTCATGTAGACAAATTTAACAGATACGGTTCTGAGAGGGGCCCAGCGGTATCAGAAATGATTGATGACTACAATAAAAAGATTTCTGAGTATCCAGATTCAGTTTTGTATTATCAACTGATTGATAGAGATACACCAGACGGGCCGCTGAACCCAGCTCAAACAGACCCACACGATTACATGGGAACAGATAAGTGGTTGCAAAGAAGAAAGTCTCGTTTCTCTTCTTTGAACTCCGCTGTTTCATTAAGACTTAAAGTGCCTGGCAACACTGCATTACAAGCTGGTGATTTAATCGGTGTTATACTTAAAGATAATACTACTGGCGAAAATGATATACAGTTAACAGGCAGATATCTTGTATCTAAACTTCACCACTCTTTTACAAGAGGTCAGGGGTTACATAAACATGAAATTCTTATGGATTGTGTAAGAGATACAGTACAAACCAGATATCCGATTCAGGGTGTAGTGTGCCAAGATGGTGGAAGTTCTCTTGATGAACTTATTCCAACTGGCGAATCTGATCCTGGCTCGGTAATGTTCTAAAGGAGGGCCAATTACAACTCAATTTGTTATGAACTTTAACCATTAACTTAACGAGGCTTAACATGACATCCAAACTCAAAAACAGACTTCAAAAAATGACTTTTCAAAAACAAATCAAAAGAAGAGTTGAGGTTGTAAATGATGAGGAAACTAAATACTATGAGGAAATGTACAAAGAACGAACTATGGAGTTGTTAGGATTTAACAATGAAAACATTCAACGAATTACAAGAGGGAGTATACGATCCCAACATATTTAAAGCAATCTTCCTAGCGGGTGGCCCTGGCTCTGGTAAGTCTTATGTTGTTCGCAGAACAACTGGTGGACTAGGTATGAAGATTGTGAACAGCGATGACATCTATGAAAAGATGTTGAATGATGCTGGATTAGAAACAACACCCGAAGATATCTTTTCAGACAAGGGCCAAGAAATTAGAGTTCGAGCGAAAGCCACAACCAAGCGTATGCAAGGTAACTTCTTGCAAGGTAGACTTGGACTTATCATTGACGGTACTGGTAAGGACTTTGATAAGATTGCAAAACAGGTTGCTGGATTGAAGAACCTTGGATACGATTGTCACATGAGTTTTGTGAACACATCATTGGATACTGCACAGGAGCGTAATAGAATGCGTTCTCGTACACTACCAGAAGATGAGGTTACAAAGATGTGGAATGGTGTTCAACAGAATATCGGTAAGTT